GCGGCCATCGTGCGGCAACATCTGAACCGACTTGGAATAGCCGTTCTCGTGGAGCCAGCCAACGTGTTCGCCGAACTCCTGCCCGACTGCCTCGTAATGATCAATCACCCGGATTTGTTCGCCTGCAAACTGCGCAATCCAGATTGCCGTCGCATCCGACTTGTCGCTGGTGCCGCCAATATCCCAATAGGCGTAGAGGCGCAGAAGCGGATCAGCGGCGATAACGTCTATGCGCCCATCACGTTCCGCTTGATTCAGCGCGTCAGCGTAATATGCGCCCTTGTATACGCGAGCATATTCGCCTTCCCAGACATGCCCATATTGATCGGGATCGTTCTTTAGCGCGTCCTCGCGTTCGTTTTTGAGAACATCGGGAAACCACGGGTTGTCAGACCAGTTGGCGCGAACAACTGTGGAATGCTCCGGCTTACTTGCCCCGCGCAACAGCTTGTCGACCGGGTCTTTCGCGTGGCGCGGGTTCCAACTGAACCACAATTCAGAGCCAGGCTTGCGGATTGTTGGGCGCAAAAGCTGCAATGACAACTCCGAAAGCGTCTGTGCTTCTTCCACCCATGCGCAATCAAAGCCTTCCAGCGATTTGATGCTGTCTGCCGTGTGGTCCTGCATCCCCTGGAAGATGATAGTGCCGCTGCCGGGTGTTTCAATAAACTCGTTTGTGGATCTGAACCCATGTTTCACAAGCTGGTAATGCTCGATCTTGTCTTCGATCAACCGCTTGGCCGATTGCTTGAGAGACTTCTGCACTTCCCGAATACAGACTGTCCGCCTGCCGGGGTTGCCCATATGCGCCTTGATCATTTCCTCGGCAAAGAATTGAGACTTGCCGGAGCCGCGCCCGCCCCATGCGCCTTTGTACCGTGATGGCGACAGTAGCGGGGCAAAGCATCCCGCCGTCCTAGTCTTTAGGATAGACAATCTCTGTCACAATCTTGTGGACGTGTTCACCGTCATCGCCGGGTCCGTTGACTTGAAGCGGCATCAGCTTGGGAAACACGTTCGTCCAGAACGCGCGTTCGTTCTCTGGCGCTTCCCTTGCCCATGCCAACAGCCGATCAGCGCCGCCTAAACCTTGCGCGGCCTCTTCGATGATGGCTTTGGCCGTTGCTGTGACCTTGTTTTTACTGCCCTTCGGTCGTCCTGCGCCGCTGCGCTTGGCAATATTGCTGACCGCTATTTTATTCGCCATAGGTGTTGCTCAGTCCCGTTGCCGGGATGCTGGCCTCCTGTGATGTTGGGATTTGCGTTATCGCCGCCGTGTGTTGCGCTATGTGCGCCTAAAACGCAAAAAGGCGGCATTTCTGCCACCCGTTGCCATTTTCATGTGATACGGCATTTAAGAGATGCAGTCAACCTTTCAGCGTGTCGAAAGTTCATAGGCCTTTTGAAGATTCAGGAAATAGCTGGCAGATAGCCCGAACGCCTTTGAAAGCGATTGGGCCATATCTGGGCTCCGATGCCGCAAGTCTTCCGTCTAAGTTTGTTATGCTTGTGTCCAGGCCCGACACATTCCCCGCTAGGCCAGTTAAGGCGGCGTTGGTCTCTCTGAGTTGAGCAATGAGTTCTGATAGTTGTTCGCGTAGTTGTGTTTCTACGCGCCGATTATCATCATCCAAATCACGGGATACACCCCGGCTTTCGATCACCTGACTGCGTATGTCAGCCACATCGTCGCTAACGCTGCTGAGCGTGAAGGATACGATAGCCCAAGCACCCAACACGAGAACCGCCGCAAAACTGGCAGATCCAGCCACAACCTGAGTGCCAGTTAAGATTACATTGCATTTGCCAGCCGTTCCAATGCCGCAAACAAGTGCCGCTTACCTGCGTCGTGCCGCCGGTGCCTGTACATCGGCAAATGCCCGATTGCGCGGCCTTCGCAAACGACTGCGAACACAATGCCTGTATCACATGTCGGAACGTGCTTTGAGATGATTAGCAGCCGGGACATGCGATCAATGCGTATATCTATGGCCGCGTCAGCCTTTGGCGTGCGGTCTACACGCACGTCACTGAGGTCAGCGCCCTTACCCTGCATGGTGGCGTCCCATGCCGCTCTTAGGGCCTCTCCGGCGGTGTAGCCGCGCCTGCTGATTACGCCGCGCTTGTAGTAGATTTCCATCATATCGACTCTGCGCACGCCTTTGACGCCATTTGGATTGATGCGCTTGCCCGTGTCTGCGTCCACGTCGCCGCGTTCTTCTGTGACAAGGCCGTGACGGTTGGCTTGGCCTGCTGCGCCTTGATCCCATCGTGGCTGTGCCAGACTGACTTCGGCCTTTGGTTTTGCGGATGCGTTGGTGCCGTGCTTGAGCTTTGCGCCCTTGGCCTTTGCGTCAGCCCATTTTGCGGCGGCGTCGATTGCTTTGCTCATATGTCCCATCCTTCTTGAACGGCTGGCACGGGCGCAGGCACAAATAAATCTGGCTGGTCATATGCCTTTTGGACGCGCTCACATGCGATTTGAAAATAATCGGGATCTAGTTCGATGCCGATGCCCTTGCGGCCCAGCTTGGCGCAGGCAACGAGAGTGGTGCCGCTGCCCATGAACGGATCGAGAATGGTTTCGGCGTTGGGCAGGAATCCGAGACACCATTCCATCAGCGCGATTGGCTTTTGGGTTGGGTGCTGCTTGCCACGGTAGTCGCCCCGTGCAAGCGGATCGCGGGCAAAGATTCGGGCGTTTGCGTCAAAGCTGCACCATGCCATTTCGCACTCGGCAAAATCGCGCCCCTTGAATCCTGCACCTTTATCCCAAACTAAATAGGCGCGGCTTGCGGGAAGCCCAAAGTAGTTGCCGCCCCATACAATTGCAGGGTATTCTGTGACCCAAGACACGTCAGGAGCGGCGCTGTCCCAACGCTGCGGACCTGCTTTAAGGCGACCGTATTTCCCAACACCAGCGTCCGCGCCGATCCCATACGGCGGGTCCGTGACGACAGCGTCCACCTTTCCCAGCAATGGCATAACGCTCAGGCAATCGCCCAATATCAGCCTGCAATCGCCAATGCGGTCTTCTTTCACGATGCCCATTTGCGGAACGCCTCTCTGATTGCCCATGCGCGTGCAAAGCTGATGCCGAAATAAACGGCAGTGATGGACAGGGATTGCCCCGGCGTTGGCGTAAAGCCCCAGAGCGGCAGGGCGTAGAATGTTATACACCATGAAACGACAAGCCCGATTGCCGCGTTGGTGAATGCCTCAAGCGCACTCACTTGAACATCCTTTCGGCGATTGCCTTGTCAGTCGTCATTGATTCCAGCAACTCGATCCGCCGCGCTTGCCAAGTCACCATGCCCTGCAAGATGTCGTTGCGTTTGCGCGCCCGTGTCAGGCGCACCCAGAGCGCTTTGATGAGGCGCTCCTGTACGGTTTCATCCGTCATTTGAGGCGATACCCCGTTTGCGTGTACGGCAGTTTTGCGCTTTTGATGATGCCGCGCCGTGACAGGGTGCGCAGGCAATAGGCGATGACGTTGTATTTTGAGCGGTAGTCCTCATCGACGTATTTTGTGTAATCCTGATAAATGCCACGCGCGCTGCACACGTCGCCAACTGTGCGCTCACGCCCATCCGCAAGCAGTTCGAGGATTTCATTGGCCAGTAAGTTTTCGTGGTCCGTGACGATTTTCGGGACAACGCTGGCCTGCATTTTCTTGGCATATGCCTTTTGGCAGGGCGGGGTTGTCCATCGCGCGATATGTGCCTGCGGTGTGGCGGTGCGTGCGTTGTCGATCGCTATTTCATGATGGTGGCGCAGTTGCAGGGTCATGGCTGGTCGCTCCGTGCTTGGATTGCGTTGATTGCGGCGTCTATGGCGCGCTGGCTGTATCCGATGTCGCGTAGGTCCTGCGGGCTATAGCGTTCGCCCAGCAGCCTGATAACGGCGTCTGTTTGTGCTTGCATGGCGTCGTTCATGTCGGCTCCCTTGATGCTTTGATTGCGGCCTCTGCAAAGCCCATGTTGCGCAACTCAACGTCCCCAAAGCCTGACGCCCGCCAGTTTCGCGCGCTATCAATCTGTGCTTGCTGTGCGGGTGTGTAGGGCATTGCATTTCTCCTGAACGCGCTCCCGTGAAAAGTTGCGGCGGGCTGGGGGAGGTCCAGCTTTTCGGCGTATCCACCTATCCGCGTTGTCAGGCTACCACTGTTTGCCCCGCAGTAAATTTCAAAGTTGCAAAGTCGGCTGCTAATTTTGCAAAGTCCTCCCAAAATCAAAGTTATCGAGGTTAGACGGTATACCGTGGTATACCGAACCCCTAAGCCCTTGACCCCCTTTCTCTTTCTTCATTAATATTATTAATAGAGTATTATCTAAGGTTGTGGCTGGGGCTGAGACCCAAAAAGAATGTAAGGGTATCTCTCTAACTCTATCAATTTGAACAGAGAGAAAGAGAGGATATAGATAGGGATAACTCTAACTTTGTAAGATGGCGATTTATTAAACAAAAACATCGCCTTACATGATATAAGGCGATGCTAATGTTATCCTAACACTCAAAATGTCACTCTGCCGGAAACCAGTTTGCAACTTTAACGCCACGATACGTCCTTTTACTCACCTTCTGGTTGACCTCGCCCATTGCCTCCAATTTCAGCAAAATTTCCTCCACCTGGCCCGCCGGAATTTTCAGGCGATTGGAAAGTACGGCAGCACTTATGCCCTTTTCCGGGTCCAGCTTTGACAAGATCCGCGCCGCAAAAGCCTCCTCCGGGCGGCTCTTGGCGTGGTCATTGGCAAACACCAAGGCCACCTTTGCAGCCGTTTCAGCCCGCACATAGGCGAACGCCCAGCGCACATGATCGACCGTTCTTTCGCCATGCGGAATGGCCAGAATAAAGCTGATCTTGGCAACCATTTCAAACGACCTTCGCACCATCGCAACAGACGCCTCGCCAGTCTCCTCATTCGCATCATCCGCTTGGTCCATTACCCACATCAGGACATCATCAAGCAAGCGATTGGCATCCGCGCTGGTGGGCAGTACAAGCCGCTCACCCCGGTATTCAACAGCGCCGCTATTCTCCGCATCGCGGCCCGTCATGGAAAACAGTTTCATGGATATGGGCAGCGGCAATTCCGCCTTGCGAAAGCCCATCCGGGGGCGCGGATTGATGTCAGGTTCATTGATAATAATGGCGCGCCCCACAAGCCCCTGTGTGGCCGTTTCCCCGTCCATGATGCCATCAAACGTGCTTGGTGTTGTGTAGCCGATCAGGGACATGAAGGGACGCTCCAGACCCTCATTCAGCATCCGCAACAGATTGAGCGCCTTGGCCTCTGCCTCCTCGTCGCCGTCCTCTTTTGCGCGGGAAAGGCGCGACGCATAAAGCTTTTCCAAATCCCGTTTCATATCGCCGCCAAGAATCAGGCTGCTGTCCGCTTTGGAATAGATCGACATCAACGCGCCGAAAATGCCTTCCAGATATGACGCCCCGCCGCTGCCCTTTTGTGCCTTGCGCACCTTGGTTAGGAATATCCCGATTTCGTCAATATTGTAAAAGCTGGCTTGCTGATCAATGACATTTCGCATGATTTCTTGCTCGGATTTAATGTTGCCGTGCATTGCGCCCTGTATGCCCGCCGCGCGGTGCAGGTCCGTGAAAGCCTGCATCACCGCTTCCTTGCCCGTGCTTGATGCCGCCACGCAAAACGCCATTAAATTGGCTGTAATGCCGTCCCGATAATCCTCATAGCGCATTCCGCCGATATTGCCCGTGGCCACAATCGCAGATGCAACGGCCAGCTTGCGGCGTGGGTATCGGCACTGGCTGTCAATCCAATCAGCAACCCGCCCGACAAAGTCTGGGGGCCGGGTTAGGTCCAGATCATCCACCCGGCAGGGCAAGGGCCGATTCGGGTCTTCGTCCGGCTGTTCTGCGTCAAAATCATTATGGCTTGGCACATACTTTTCAAAATCACTGAAGTCGTCAAAATCATCTGGCATTATGAGGTTCCTTTTTCTGCAGCTAGGATCGCGCGTCCTATGAGTTCGGGGATTTGAGGCACAACGGCGTTTCCGAGCGACTTTATTCGACGTCTGTCCACTGCGCAGGAAACCCCATCGCCATTTCGTACAGGTGCGCCACGTTCTGCCATGCGACACCAGCCGTTAATGCTTCCGTCGAAAGGGACGGGGAATGGCGAGAACGCGCAGCTAAAAACGCAGTCGTCCGCGATAGGTCTTTCCCGTCTCTTGCGTTGGGGGTAGGCAATAATCCAGACACGTTCGCGGCGATGAGGACCGCCCAATGCCGAAGCGGGTATATTGTGCCACTCTGCATCATACCCGATTGAGGCCAAGTCGGATAAGATTGCTGAGAACCATGCGCCGGCGTTACCATTTGGTCCAGAAAGCAACGCTGAGACATTCTGCAGGACAATGTATTCAAATTCAATTTCGCCAGCCAGTCGGATGACTTCACCACAAAGCCCGCTTCGCGTTCCTTCGCCAATCCCCGCCTGCTTTCCTGCAATGCTGATATCTTGGCACGGAAACCCGCCCGTGAGGACGTTTGGGTAAATTCCATCCCGTCGAAGAATGTCGCCTGTAAGTTTGGTAACGTCTTCATAGCATTTGACTCCGGGCCAATGTTTCGCCAATACCTTGCGCGGGAACGGCTCAATTTCGCAGAATGCGACGGTGGAAAACCCGCCTGTGCGTTCAAGGCCGAGGCTAAACCCGCCAATGCCGCTGAACAGATCAAGGACGCGCAGCTTGCTCATGTCGCCCCCTCAATCCATTTTTTGAATTTATCCCGGTCGACAACATTCATTGCGCGGTAAGACAATGCAGCCAGCCGCTTGGCCGCGCGGTTCAGGATTGGCGTTTTTTCCATCTCCATGATTGCCGCTGCTGCATATGTCTCAAGTTCAACTTGTGATGCCGATGCTGCCCATAGCGACGCATCCTCTCGAATACGCTCTTGCATAAGCGGCACATCAGGAAACCCGGCACCGTGATGTTCCAGCCAATGCGTGACCGTCTGCATTGCTATGCCACGATCCTGCGCCATACAATCATTTAGACCCGTCCAAAGCGCCCCCGCGCGTTCATCCGGGGTCATTGTGCTGTCCCTCAAGATACTTTGAAATTGCATCAAACGACTTGTGCGACGGGTTGTCGGTCACGCCGTCGCGGATTCTCGCAATGGTGTTTACATGAACCCCCGTGGCATCAGACACCACATCTAGCCTCCTATCGGCCAGCATTCGCTTCATCTTGATAATGTCCATATCCGTTTATCCTCTGTTGATATTCCACCTTGACGGTAGATTATCTACAAGTTAGTGTCAACTTGCGGTGTTTGAAGCATGTCGCCGCCATGCAGGGCCAATGGCCTAAAAATAGGAGGATGCCTTGAGTATTCTTGAGCAAGCATCTGTGCCTGAAATGGGTGCGCAGATCATAACCTTTTGCGGTGATGCCGGGGTTGGTAAATCATCCCTCGCCGCCACATTCCCAAACCCCATATTCATTCGCGGCGAAGATGGCGTGTCACGCATACCGGAAGCTTTCCGGCCCCAGGCATTGCCAGTTGTGCGCGCAGAAGCAACCCTATGGGAGCAACTAAAAGCGCTTATCCATGAGGAACACGGTTTCAAAACCGTTGTGATCGACACGGTTTCAGCGCTGGATCGTATGTTTGCCACTGAAATTCTAAAGCAGGATGGCAAGGCGAAAAGCCTAAACCAAGCCCTTGGCGGTTATGGCGCGGGGTTCAGTGCGCTTGCAGCACGTCACCAGCAGTTGCGCAACGGGGCAGAAATGCTGCGCCTCAAGCGCGGGTGTCATGTAATCTTTCTTGCGCACACTGAGATTGATACCGTGCGCCCGCCCGATCAGGACGATTATAGCCGATATTCTCTACGCATGACGCACAACAAAAGCCTGCCGCCATATCTTGATGATGTGGATGCTGTTGGCTTTCTGCGTCAAAAAATCGTGGTGCGCGGTGATGATGGCGAGCGCAAAAAGGCGATCAGCGGAACTGAGCGTGAGCTTGTCATGCAGCTAACCGCCGCGAACGTGAGTAAAAACCCTTACGGCATAACCGAACCGCTGAGCGTTAAGCTTGGTGAAAACCCTCTTGCAGAATTTTTGAAAGGATAACGAAATGGGATTTTGGGATTTAAGCGATGGCGAAACCGCCAAGGATACCGGCACAGAATACGAAGTGCCGGGCGGAAATATGGAGCCTATCCCTGACAACAGCGATGTGCTGGCGCAGATCAAGGCTGTAAAATGGGAAACGGTCAAAGACGGGGTTGAGTGCTACATCAACATCCAATGGCAGGTCGATGCGCCGGAAAGCGTGAAAAACCGGGTTGTTTTTCAAAAGATGTGGGTTGCTGATCTGGACCCGCAGGCCAAGTCTGAAGAAAAGGCCAAGGTCAAACG